CGTCGGCCTACGGGCCAAGGGCAACATCAAGCCCCGCAACTTCGTCGTTCAGTCGGTCTAGAGTCTAGAACTAGGAGAACACCATGAGAGAACCCATCTACTACATCTCGGAACTCAAAGCAGACATCTCGGAACTCAAGGAGGAGATCGCGTTGCTCCGGATGCAGCGTGACACGGCCCGCAGGATGTACTGCCAAGCCATGTCCGATGTCGTGAATCACTACCGTTCGCCGGAGGACATCGCCATTGACCGTGGCTGGAACTGCTTCGACAAGGAGACCACCAATGTCTGATCCCATCATTTCCCGTGACGTGTCCGTGTACTACGAGCAGCACGGCATCTCCATGGACGCAACCTTTGAGGTCAAGTACGACGTGGACAAGTCGGAGGTGCAGCCTGGGCTGCGCTCCAACAAGGTCACCATCTTCGAACGGTATCCCGTGTACGTCTCGTACTGTGATCGCATGGACCACCAGTACGAATGGCGCTACGGCGAGAACATGCCAGCCCGTGTCGTCCGTGCGCTGGAGATCGCCGAAGGATTCATCGCCGAGGAAATCCGACGCAAGTTGGAAGCGCACCCCTACCTGTCCTATTGACAGAATCCGTTCGTCTGCTAGTATTCACTTGTCGGAGGAATGTTTCCTTCGACTGATCGGTCTAGAGTCTGCACTAGGAGAACATCGCCATGGAACTGCACATCACCCTGTCCGAGGATTCGCTCAAGTCGCTCAAGGCTGCCGTCGCAACCGAGGTTCAGCAGCCCGGCCTGATCACGGAGTCGTGCCCTGACCTGTACCGTGAGGTGGCCGGGCGCATCGACTACAGCCGACTGGCTGAGGAATACACCGTTTCCGACATCGCGGACCACATCCCCATCGTGGACATCGCCTCGGAGATCGACATCTCGCACATCGACCCTGCGGATCTTGCTTCCAACATCGACCTGTCCGATCTTGCCCGTGAGATCGACATCGACGTTTCCGATGTTGCCAACTACATCAACGTCTCCGACGTTGCGGCAGAGATCGACACCTACGAACTGGCCGACCGTGTCGCGGACAAGTTGGACTACGACAGCATCGCCGAGAACGTGTCCACGAACGAGGTCGCCCACCATCTGGTCGTCAAGTTCGTGAACAACGGCGAGTTCCGCAAGGTCTTCATCGACGCCATCTTCGAGCGGATCGCCAAGTCCATCGAGCAGCCCAACACCTGATCTCCCCGGTTCGGGTGGGCCGCGCATACCCTGACCACGCGGCTTCCTGTTGACAACACGCCTTGTCGTGGTAATATAAATGCATGGAGAAGCGCCGCACATTCATCCTCTCGGACACCATCCAGAAGGCTTACTTCGGGTGGATGCACGATGACCTGACGACCTCGCACAATCTCGCACACCTTGCCATTTGGAGAGCGCGGAACCACAGACTGTGGCTGCATGAAGACGAGGAATGTTTCCTCAAGGTAGCCATGGAGAACCCGCCTGACGGTCTAGAGTCTGTACAAGGAGAACGCAGATGACGCAGCACACGCTTGAACTGAAGATGTCTTGGGAGGCAGCAGTCAACATCATCGTCGAACTGCTGACCAACAACCCCGATCCGGAGACCATCATGGTCTGCCGCAAGGAACTGATCCGTCTCGCCCGGGCCGTCGATGCCCACAACAAGCAGGAGAACTGACCGTGAAGACCACCTACCGATCCATCACCGACCTCGCCACCATCCCCGTGCCCCGTGCCACCCGCTCCTACTGCCCGGTCGCACAGCGTGACCTGTGGGAGGAGACGGCGAACATCTTCGACAGCCATGGCTTCCGCATCAACGGTGAGCAGCACATGGTCCACCGCAAGAACCCCGTGTTCGTGTCCAAGGCCACCGTGTTCTCCAAGGATCTCCCGGACATCCCGGGCCAGTCGTGGGAAATCGGTTTGATGAACTCCTACGACATGTCCACACCAGTTCGCATCATCTTTGGTGCCAGCGTTTTCGTCTGCACCAACGGGCTGATCGTGGCCGACCACATCCTGAAGACCAAGCACACGACCAACGTGTGGGATCGCCTGCCCAACCTGATCACCAAGGCCATGTTCACCTTCACCACCCAGGTCGAGGCGTATGCGAGGCGCCAGGAAATCCTGAAGCGGGAGACGACAACCGCCAAGGATCTCTCGGAGTTCACCGTGCGGCTGGCCCAGCGCGGCATCCTCAACAAGTCCAAGATGCTGGACTTCTACGAGGAATCGGTGGTTCCGTCGTTCGACTACCAGACGCCGACCATGTCGCTCTGGAACCTCCAGGCTGCGTTCACGCACCTCGTGAAGGAGTCGAACCCGGTCCTCCAGCCCCGTGCCGTCCTTGAGTTCGACCGCACCATGGACCAGTTCTACGCTTTGGCCTGATATAGTGGGAGTGCCGCGCCAAGCGGTGTTCTCCTCCCATTAGCCCCTCGTATCCCTTGGGATACGGGGGGTTTTTATTTGTGTATGGTAGAGTCTAGACTCTAGAAGGGAGACACGGTGCGGCAGAGCAAACTCGACAAGGAGATGGTCGAACTCGGGAGGCAGCGGTACCAGAACCGCAAGGCCAAGGCCCATGAGATCGCCTCGGAGAGCAACACCATCCCAGGTCGGATGATGCTGAATCGATGCACGACCGAACTGGCCAAGGGCATCGACCTGTGGCTGGCCAAGTCTGGCAAGGGTCCGGGCCAGAGGCACCGCTGCTACAAGTACCTGTCCCTGCTGTCGCCCGAGAAGTCGGCGGTCATCGCATCCAAGGTCATCATCGACGCCCTGTCTGCGGAGCGCATGCTGACCGGGACATCCATTGCCGTTGGCCGGGCCATCGAGGACGAGATCCTGCTCGATGAACTGGCCCGTGACCAGCCCGACTTCCTGCGTACCGTGCAGAAGAAGACGTTCAAGCGGGTGGGCCAGAAGTTCAAGCGCAGGTTCGCCCGTGAGGCGGCCAAGGCAGTCGATCTCGTAACCAAGCGGTGGACCAAGGCCGATGCTCTGGCCGTTGGCCTATTGCTGATCGAGATGCTGGCCGAGCGCACCGGGGTCATCGAGGTCATCACCAAGTTGAATGCCCGGGGCAGGCGCTACTGCGTGATCCAGCCATCCAAGGACATCCGCAAATGGATCAAGGACTGCCACGAATACCACGAATCCCTTGAGCCGATGTTCCTGCCCATGGTCGAGAAGCCGCTTGAGTGGAACAACCCATGGGTGGGCGGTTATGCATCCCTTGAGTGGAAGCCGAGGCCCCTGGTCAAGAGCAGGTCGAAGTCGTACCAGGAATCACTGTCATCATCGCTGAACGGGCAGGTGTACAAGGCGATCAACTTCGTCCAGAACACGCCGTGGGTGGTCGATGGCTACATCCGCGAACTGGTGCATGAATGCTGGAAGGAGGGAATCTCCATCGATGGGCTGCCTCCGTCCAAGGACGAGGAACTGCCTACCAAGCCAGTCAACATCGATACTGACCAGGAAGCACGACGCCAGTGGCGCAAGGCTGCGGCGAAGATCCACTTCCTGAACGAATCCTACGAGTCCCAGCGACTGCTCACGCTCAAGGCGCTGTTCGTGGCCGACAAGATGGCCGCACACGGACGCCTGTGGTTCCCGCACCAACTGGACTTCCGTGGCCGTGGCTACCCGCTGCCCCTGTTCCTGCACCCGCAGAGCGTGTCCTACGTCAAGGCCATGCTGCGCTTTGCCGATGGCAAGCAGTTGAAGACCGAGGCCGACCAGTTCCCGCTGTACGTGCAGGTGGCCAACAAGTACGGCCTCGACAAGAAGCCCGTCAAGGAGCGCATCGCCTGGGTCGAGTCGAACAAGTCAGCCATCCAGCAGGTCGCCCGTGACCCATGGTCGAACCGCATGTGGCTTGAGGCAGACGAGCCCTTTGCCTTCGTCGCTGCCTGCCGGGAGATTTTCGACCTGTGGCGCAACGGATCGGCCCATGTCTCCAGCCTGCCCATCGCCATGGACGCCACCACGCAGGGCCTCCAGATCTACTCGATGCTCCTGCGGGATCCGGTGGCTGGCCTTGCGACAAACGTGCTGCCTGCGGAATGCCCAAGCGATCCGTACCAGTTCGTCGCCGACAAGGTCATCGTGCGCCTGATGCAGTCAGGTGAGCCCATGGCCGCCAAGTTGCTGAAGATGGGGATCGACCGCTCGACGACCAAGAGGCAGACGATGACGCTGCCTTATGGGCTGACCCTGCATTCCTGCATCAACTACACCCGCGAGTGGATGGAGGACAGGATGCGAAAGACGGGCAACAACCCATTCGGCCTGGAGACGTACAAGCCCGTGGCCTTCCTCGGGAAGATCATCTGGGAATCAATCGGAGATGTCGTCGGCTCTGCCCAGCGCGGCATGAAGTTCATCCGTGACTGCATGGCCGTCCTGATCGACAACGACGTGACGCCGCACTGGATGACTCCCATCGGGTTTCCCGTGCGGATGCGCTACGAGAACTATGACGTTGTCACGGTGTCCACCCGCATCGGGGCCAAGGCAAAGGTTCTCTCGATCCGCCAGGAGAATGGCACACAGTCCAAGCGCAAGGCCCTGAACGGCGGCCCGGCGAACTATGTCCACTCCCTTGACGGCTTCGGCGGTCTTCTCGGACACACCGTCAACACCTGTGCCGCCAACGGGATCAACCACCTCGGGTGCGTCCACGACCAGATCCTGTGCCTGGGAGCCGACTACTTGACGGTCTCTTCCTGCGTCCGTGAGGCGACGGTTGACATCTTCTCGCGTGATTTGCTGACTGAGTTCCGGCAGGGGGCCTTGACGATGTTGCCTACCTCTGTTACACTTCCTGAAGTTCCAGAGTACGGTTCTCTGGACATCACAAAGGTCCGCGACTCAGACTACTACTTCAACTGAGTGCAGACTCTAGACTCACAGGAGACACCACATGAGTGCCCCCCGCAAGAAGTTCGTCCGCATCACCTCCCCCCTCGGCACGGCGATCTACCCCCGGCTGACCCAGCCCGACACCAAGTTCGACAAGGATGGCGTGTACAGCGTCGATCTCGAACTGGATCCGATGGACAAGGCCGCATCGTCGTTCATCGACTCGCTCAAGAAGGCTTCCGACGAGGCTTACCGTGACGAGTGCGAGAAGAAGGGCGGCAAGAAGTTGAAGCGGTGCGACCTGCCCATCAAGGAGACCGAGGACGGAAAGGTCCGCATCAAGTTCAAGTTGAAGGCCAAGGCCGGAAACGAGGAGAAGTCGTGGGAGCAGAAGCCCGTGATCTTCGACTCGGCTGGCACCGCGATGCAGACCCCGCCCAACGTCGGCTCGGGTTCCCGCATCAAGGTGGCCTTCGAGGTCGTGCCCTTCTTCACCGCGATGGTCGGTGCAGGGATCTCGCTCCGCATGAAGGCCGTGCAGATCCTGGAACTGAAGGAGTACACGCCCGGAGACAACTTCGACGCCTATGGGTTCAAGGCTGACCCCAAGGGCTTCGTTGCCGCGTCTGCGACCGAGGCCGCATCGGAAGACAACGACTTCTGATGAAGATCGTTCTCTGGGTCGATCCCGTTCCGGCATCCCGTCCCCGCATCTCGCGGAGAGGATTTGCCTACTACGGTAAGACCTACGAGAAGTTCCGACGAGAGGCAAAGGCGGCCCTTGGTGCGATGCGAAAGCCCAAGGGCTGCCCCCTCTCGGGTGCCCTGTCGGTAAAGATTCGTTTCTTCTGTCGGACTCCCAAGAAGCCATCCAACCCCTGGCCGTTGGGAGACATCGACAACCATGTGAAGTCGATCCTTGATGCGCTCAACGGATGGGCCTGGGACGACGACACGCAAATCATGTGGCTCGAAGCCGAGAAGTGCTACAGCAAAGAGCCGCGCATTGAGATCGAATGGAGAGAGAACAATGCAACCCCAGAAAGAGTCGGAGTTCGTCCAGCATGAGCCATGCCCCGCTTGCGGGAGCAAGGACAACCTCGCCCGATACTCGGATGGTCACGGGTATTGCTTCGGGTGCAAGCACTACGAGAACGGTGACGGGCAGGCGCTTGAGCCGATCACCAAGGCACGGGCTGACCTGATCAACGTCGAGCCTGCACGGCTGAACAAGCGGGAGATCTCGGAGGACACCTGCGTCCTGTGGCAGTACGGCATGGGCCAGTACAACGGGTCGGTGGTGCAGGTCGCCCAGTACATCAAGGACCGCGAGGTGGTGGCGCAGAAACTGCGGTTCCCCTCCAAGGACTTCCTTGTGCTGGGCGACACCAAGAATTTGCCCCTGTACGGCATGCACCTGTGGCGTGACGGCGGTCGAATGGTCACCGTGACCGAGGGCGAGATCGATGCCCTGACGGTGTCCCAGTTGTTCGGACACAAGTGGCCCGTGGTCTCCGTCCCTTCGGGTGCCGCTGGTGCCCTGAAGGCATTCCAGAACAACCTGGAGTGGCTGGAGAAGTTCGAGACCGTGGTGATCCTGTTCGACGACGACGAGCCGGGCCGCAAGGCTGCCCGTGAATGTGCGATGCTGCTTACCCCGGGCAAGGCCAAGATCGGCACGATCCCCGGCCACAAGGATGCGAACGAGGCGCTGGTCGCCGGAGACGGAAAGAAGGTCATCGATGCGGTGTACGGAGCCAAGGCGTTCAGGCCCGATGGAGTCGTTCTTGGAGCGGATCTTTGGGAGACTGTGTCGGGAGAGGATGTCGAGGAATCGGTTCCTTACCCCTGGCTCGGACTCAACTCCAAACTCCTCGGCATTCGGAAGGGTGAACTTGTGGTTCTCACTTCCGGCACAGGTATCGGCAAGTCATCGGTCTGCCGGGAAATGGTCTGCCACCTCATCCGCAACGGCAAGAAGGTTGGCCTACTCATGCTCGAAGAGAGCGTCAAGAGGACGGGCCGCAACCTGATGGGCATCCAGTTGAACACCCCTCCCTACTTCTGGAAGGATCGCGGGATCTCGCAGGAGCAGATGCGTGAGGCGTTCGATGCCACCGTGGCCAAGGTCGTGCTGTTCGACCACTTCGGCTCCGTTGACCCGGAGAACCTGCTGGCGAGGACGCGGTACATGATCAAGTCATGCGGCTGCGACTACATCTTCCTGGACCACCTGAGCATCGTCGTGTCGGGCCTTGGCGACGGCGACGAGCGCAGGCTGATCGACAACGCCATGACCTCCCTGAGGTCGCTGGTCGAAGAGACTCAGGCAGCCATGTTCGTGGTGTCCCACCTGCGGCGACCCGATGGGGACCGTGGGCACGAAGAGGGAGCCACGACCAGCCTCGCGCAGTTGCGTGGGTCACACTCGATTGCCCAGTTGGCCGACGCCGTGATCGGACTGGAGCGCAACCAGCAGGGCGAGAACCCGAACGAACTGAACCTGCGTGTGCTGAAGAACCGTTTCACCGGAGACACCGGAATGGCCGGGTGCCTCAGGTACTGCAAGACCACGGGCCGACTGCATGAGATCGAGATGGAGATGAACGATGAACTCTGATTATCCGGAACAACATATTCAGGAACTAGTCAAGACCATCAATACGCTTCGAGCAGAGCGCGACGAGGCGAGGCGTGAAGTGTGCGAACTACTCTATAACCGTCAAGGCGGCTGGCCGAAAGAACACGCGAACGAACGCGGATGGGACTGCTTCAAGGAGAAGACCAATGACTGACCCAATGGACCGCATTCAGGAACTGGACGATGAACTGGGGCTGTCCCCGGCTCCGACCAGCAACGTGTACCTCATCGACTGCATGGGCAGCGACGATTCAATCGTGAACGCAGCCCGTGTTTCCTTCGACAAGGATGCCTCGATGTTCACGCCCGAGCAGAACGACAAGTTGCTGAACTATCTGGCTCGGCATGGGCACTGGTCTCCTTTCGCGCACACCACGCTCCAGTTCCGTATCAAGGCCCCGATCTTCGTGGCACGGCAACTGGCCAAGCACCAAGTGGGCCTGTCGTGGAACGAGGTCAGCCGCAGGTACGTCAAGGTCACTCCCACCCTGTGGAAGCCCAAGTTCCTCCGAAAGGCGGCAGAGAACGTCAAGCAGGGTTCCAGCGACATGGCCGTCACCAACGAGCGGTGCATGCTGGACATGATGTATGCCATGGAGATGGCCGTGAGAACCTACAACAACCTCATTGCCGAGGGCGTGTGCCCGGAGCAGGCGAGGGCAGTACTGCCGCAAGGAGCAAACACCGAATGGATCTGGACCGGATCTCTGTACGCATTCTTTCGCGTCGTCAAGCAGCGCATTCACGCAACGGCTCAGGCCGAGACAAGGGAAATTGCAGCGGGGATCGGTGTCAGGTGTGCGAGGCAGTTTCCAAAGTCGTGGATCGCCCTGTGGGATGGGTCGTCATGATCACCCGAAGCATGAAGCGGATCGTCCTCAGCATCATCGAAGCCTCCAGGGACTTGGTCGATGCGAAAAAGAAGAACCCGGGCCTGAAGAAGGAAGCAGATGTTTCCCGGGCCCTTGAGAGACTCGAACGAGCCGTCAATCGGCTGGACAGGATTGAAAATGCGAAGTCGAAAGTTGACTGACATACAGGTGGCCGAGATCCGTGAACTGGCCAAGACCAAGACCAAGAAGGTGGAGATCGCCCGGCAGTACGGCGTCAGCCCACAGTTGATCTCCACCGTGGTACGCCATGACTACGACAACCGTCCCCCGCGAGTCAGGGTCTGGCAGCGTGAGGACGGCATGGAGACATGGGAGTCGCTGGCCAGACAGTACAATGCCACGCACGAAGACAAGATCACGCCTGCACAGGCGAAGCAGATCCACGACAAGGCCATCCGAAGGATCCGGTGGTACTTCGAGGACCTGGGACTGACCCGAGAAGACCTGCTCTAGACTCTATAAGGAGAACACAATGCGCGTTGCATTCGACATCGAGACGAACCCCATCGAGGACTGGCTGGAACTGTCGGATCTCAAGGAGATCCTGTGCATGGCCGTCAGCGTCGATGGTGCGGAGCCCAAGATCGTTCCCGTGGCCGAGGGGCTGGAACTGCTGGACAAGGCAGACCAGATCGTCGGGCACAACATCATCTCCTTCGACCTCCAGGCCCTGCTGAAGTTGCACGGCTGGTATCCCAATGATCCCGCCAAGGTGACGGACACCCTGGTCACCGCCCGGCTGTTGTTCACGAACCAGCGTGACCAAGACTTCCAGAACCCCCGGCTTCCCAAGGAACTGGTGGGCAGCCACTCGCTGAAGGCTTGGGGCATCCGCCTCGGCGTCCTGAAGTCGGACTCTCCGGACTTCTCGGCAGACTCCGAGGAACTGCGGAAGTATTGCATCCAGGATGTTCGGGTCACCAATGCCCTGCATGACCTGATCCTTGCCGATCCCACGTTCAAGGATGCGGCCAAGGCGATCCAGATCGAACACATGTTCGCCCGGATCATCCGAGCCCAGGAACGCCACGGCTTCCGCTTCGACATCCCCAAGGCAGAGAACCTGCATGCGGAATTGCGGAAGTCGCTGCTGGACATCGAGACCAAGTTGCAGGAGATCTTCCCACCCAAGGTCATCAAGCGTGTCTCGGAGAAGACGGGCAAGCCCCTGAAGGACAAGATCGAGCCGTTCAACCCGGGCAGCCGCATGCAGATCGCGGATCGGTTCATCGAGAAGTACGGCTGGGAGCCCAAGGAACTGACCCCGGATGGACGCCCAAGGGTGGACGAGGCGGTGCTGGCAGACCTTCCCTACCCAGAGGCCCAGGTTCTCAAGGAGTACCTGCTGGTGCTGAAGCGTCTCGGGCAGTTGGCCGAGGGTGACGAGGCGTGGCTCAAGTTGGCCAAGAAGGGTCGGCTGCACGGACGGGTGAACACCAACGGTGCGATCACCGGACGCTGCACCCACCGCAACCCCAACATGGCCCAGGTTCCCTCGGATGCCACCTACCGCAGCCTGTTCCTCCCGGACAAGAATCACGTTCTGGTGGGCGTCGATGCCTCCGGCCTTGAACTTCGGTGCCTTGCCCATTTCCTGGGAAAGTACGACAACGGCACATATGCCAAGTCGATCCTCAGCGGGGACATCCATTGGGAGAACGCCAAGGCATTCGGCTTGACCAAGGATCCCGTTCAGGACAAGACAAACCCCGACCACAAGGCAGCCCGCAATCAGGCCAAGGGTGCGATCTATGCGCTGATCTACGGTGCCGGGGACGACAAGTTGGGCTTCGTGCTGGGCGGCGACAAGAAGCGTGGGCGTCAGGCCCGCAGGAACTTCGAGGCTGCCGTGCCTGCCTACCGACGCCTCAAGGAAGACGTTGCCGGGATCATCAGCCAGCGTGGGTACATCAAGGGCCTCGATGGCAGGCCCCTGTATCCACGCTCGGAGCATGCGGCCCTGAACACCCTCCTCCAGTCAGCCGGGGCCGTGGTGATGAAGCAGGCTTGCATCAACGCATGGGGTCGGTTCCTGATCCACGGACTCGATGTGATGCAGGTGGCCAGCATCCATGACGAATACCAGTTCACTTGTGCAACAGATGTTTCCCAACAGGTCGGTAAGATCGTCGTATGGGCCATTCAACAGGCGGGACACGACTTCGGCTTCAGGTGTCAACTGGACGGAGAGTTCCGCGTGGGGGCCAACTGGGCCGAAACACACTGAACTCCTATGCGGCAGGGCTGCTTGACGGCGAGGGATGCGTCAGGTGGAACGGCGGCCCCAGCGTCGAGGTGACCAACAAGCACGGAGGAGTCTTGCAGCAGATGCGATCCAAGTGGTCGGGATCCATCCGCACCAAGGGTGACTGCGTGTTCGTATGGACGCTGTATGGACGCAAGGCGATCAGGTTCCTCGAAGACGTTGCCCGGTACTCCATCATCAAGCATCCCCAGATCGTGGAACTGTTCGCGGCCTGTGCCACCACCGATCCCGTCAAGCGCAACCTGCACATCAACACCCTGAAGAGGCTCAAGCATGTCTACGCCGATTGAGTTCATGGAGACGGATGAACTGCTGCACGAACTGAAGAAGCGGTTCGACGAGATGATGTTCATCGGCTTCCAGGCCAAGACCAATTCGTCCGACAGTTACAGCATCTCCGTCAAGTCAACGCTCCACGGATCGTTCGGTCTGATCGAGATTCTCAGCAGGGCAGCGGAAGCCCAAGCGGAGGAATGAGCATGGCACGGAAGTCAACGCTGCTGATCGATGGCGACATCCTGGTGTACTCCATCTGCTCGGCCACCGAGTACGTCGCACGGTTCGACGATGAGACCGACGTTGCATTCGGGAACATCGGGGAAGCCCTGGCTATGTGCGACGACACGGTCTCCCGATGGATGGAGAAATTGAACGCCGAGTTCTGTGTCCTCGGGTTCACAGGCAAGGACAACTACCGCAAGCAGGTGTACCCGCAGTACAAGGCCCACCGTAAGGCTTGCCGCAAGCCCTGTGGCTACAAGCCCGTGAAGGAGCGGTTGGGCAGCAAGTATGCCATCAAGGAGGAGCCAGCCCTCGAAGGCGACGACATCATCGGCATCTTGCAGACCGAGGGCACCTACAACCACAGCGTCATCGTCTCCAGCGACAAGGACCTGAACTGCATCCCGGGCTGGCTGTGGAACCCCGACAAGGACGAGGAGCCACGGCTGATCACGCCCAACGAGGCAGACCGGAACTGGCTGATGCAGACGCTGACCGGGGACAAGACCGATGGCTACCCGGGGCTGGAAGGGGTGGGCCCGGTGACTGCCGCGAAGATCCTGAAGGAGGGAACCTGGGCCGAAGTCCAGGCTGCCTACGAGGCGCACGGATACAACCTCGAATATGCCTTGGCTCAGGCCCGATGCGCCCGGATCCTGAGACACGGCGAATACGACTGGGACACCAAGGAGGTCAAACTATGGAAGCCATGAACCGAACCCGTCTGCTGGCCATTCACAAGGAACTGACGGATGAGGCCCGTGCCCTGTCCGAGCGGAAGAACCACGACTACTCCGGCGGCAAGGACGACTCGCACCCGTTCCTGAACTTCACCCGGTGCGAGGCCATGGGCATCTGCAAGACCGAGGCAGGCATCATGGTGCGCCTGACCGACAAGATGTCCCGGCTGTCCACGTTCATCACCACGGGTGAGTTCAAGGTGAAGGATGAGGCGGTCAAGGACACCGTCCTCGATGTCATCAACTACGTGGTGATCCTGTACGCCTACATCCAGAGCAAGAAGAATGGGCAATGAACAGACATCTAAGGAAGGCTTTGGCGTCCCTGTTCCCCGGATCCCCGAGGACATGGTCGTCTTCCTGAACCGGGTCTTCCCCGAGCGGTGTGCTGAACTGGATGAATCAACCAACCAGATCTTCCACCGTGCAGGTCAGCGATCCGTCGTCCGGTTCTTGAACCGCCTATTCGAGGAACAGAACGAAAATGTGCTTTAGCCGCCCCTCCGCACCT